TATACTCTTTCACCTCTAGCATCTTTGGGTTGGGTATAGCCACCTATAGTTCTGTCTGCTGCTATTACTGTTGCACCAGCTGCAAAAATTGGAAGTACTCTTCTAGTTACTAATCCTTTTGCAAAGAAACCTAATGGACTTCCATAATTTTCTGGAGTTAATCCTAATCCAACTGTACCAGGATATCTATTTAATCTATCGCTCAGATGTATCGATGCAATTGAAGCTGCGCTAAAACTATTTGGATCTGAATAAGAATTTGCGCCTAATACACTTAGCCCTATTTTTCCAAATGAACTTTCACCAGTAAATGCTCTATCTACAACTGTACCAAAAGTAGGAACAAATGTCAGCCCAGCATTACCTAGTGGGTTCTCAGACAGCTCGTCAACCTGATAGGGTGCAACGCTTGTAAATTTTCTAAAGGTAGGTCTTACAATAGAAGAATACCTACTAAATCCAGCTGCGCCAACGTTAGATATTGATTGAGAACTATATGGCTGAGTTAATCTTTTTAAAGCTTTTTTGAATTCTGGATTACTTGATCTTTGTTCGGTTAAGTAAGATAATGTACTGGCAGCATTTCTTCCATTTTGCGCAGCTACATCAAAATTTCTAAACGATGCTATGTTTAGAACTGTCGAAAGTCCAGCTGCTCTAGCTTCCGCTATTTGGTTTGGTGAAATTAATTTATCTTTTGCCAAACTTGCTATTGCTTCTTCAACCTTGATAGCTAATTCAGTTGGATTACCTGCCATGTTTTCATATGCATCCATTTCTAGAAGCGTTCTATGAAGAACATTTCTTAAGCGATCAGCTCTATTTAAAATTGATGGAGATGCGTTTTTTATTTGAGCGGCAGAAAGAATTTCTGTATCTTCAGCTAGATTAGTTAGTCTATTTATTTGCCTAGTCAAACCCTCTGTTTGAGTTCCACCGTATCTTAATCTGCCTTTTAGAGATTCAAATCTTATTTTAGTAGCTTCTACTGCTGCAACAATATCTTGCGGAGTTTGTAATTCGCTTACAGCTAACTTTCTTCCCTGTCCGACATCAAGAAGTGGTAATCCAAATTTCTCTTCTATAGATCTCATTACTCTTCGTGGCGTTGCTGCTAACTCAGTCTGCTCTCTAAAAGAATCAAATGCTTTTAAAACATCAGTATGATTATGAACTTGCCTACCAGCTTGGTCAACTACACTAAATTCACCATCTGTTTGAGTTAAGGAAATTCTTCTTTTTGTTATCGGGTTTACTACTTCACCCTCTTGCAACAATTGACTCATTATCTGAGGATTGTTTATGTCTGTATATCTTTTTCTAAATCTTCTTGCATACCTAAAAATTGAGTTTGGCTGCTCTTCATCTATGTCAAAGAATCTACTGAATCTTTCCCTTCTTGTTACACGAGAACCTTCTACTTCAGAAGCTCTTATACCATCTCTTGCGGAAGATAAACGAGCTGCGCGTGCAAAAAGATCTGTTTCAACAGAGGAGAATCTCTTGTACTCTCCAGGCATAGCTTTTATGCCTTGGCCCTCAGTAAAGCCAACTAAGTTTCCAGTATCTCCAAATAATCTATTTTTCTTTTTTGTCCACATATAGACATCTGGAGCTTGAGCACCACCGAGGAAAGCTTGCCTTGAAGTTCCTGGGAGAAATTCAAACTCTTTGTTTTTATCTATACCTGCTGCGCCACCAAAACCAAGCATCTGTAGTGGGTTGAAGTTTACAAAAGGTATCTTAAGTTGATCTGTTAAGAAATCAACAGAAGATCTTGCAGCTGATCTAATTTTTGTGGTATCTAATATTTGTCCACTTTGATTTTCATAAACTCCACTTAGAGCAGTATATCCAAACCTTCTAGATACAGGATCTTTTCTGGCAATAGCTCCAAATAATCTTCTAGCTTCTAATTGTTGATCTGCTGGAAGATGACTAAATATTCCTCTATCGAAAGCTGTGTCTACGCTTATTTCTCTTAAACCTAAGAAATTATATCCACCAACACTTGATGGCCTAGTCATTAACCTTTTGTCAATTAATATTTGTTTTAATTGATCAGCATCCGAACTATCTATTCCTCTTTTGGCTAATTCATTTGCTATGTATGATGCTGATGTTAGACTTCCATCAGCTTTTGTTAACGTTATTCCGGAGAGATTGTGATACTTTTCTTGACAAGAACTCTTGCTTTGTTGCGCTTATTTCTCCAGTGAAGTCACCAAACACAGCTTTTTGAGGTCTTAAAACTGCAGCAGTTACGTTAGTGATATGGTCTTCCACATCTTGCTTAAACGATAACTCTGCTCTTTGTGATAAAGATTGTCTAAACGTTTCCCCAGAAAAAATTCTGTCTGTTGTAGTAAATGCTTCTTTTAACGTTTCAGGATCAAAGTTTTTTGCTTTTGTTCCTAAATCTTTTTCTGCTCTTTTTGCAAGCATTTGAAAAAAGCTATCATCATCATCTACTGTAATTGGTTTAACGCCATAGGTTATTCTTTGTGAGACACTTCTTAATGATGTATCATTAGGGCTTGGTAGCCCTTTGATTTTTAATCCAGATACAAAATCTTCTGCTTCAGCTCTACCATAACCTCTGCTTACTAATTGTTCTGTTAAAGTTTTGTTATATGCGTTTTGTTCAAAGTTAGAAGTAAATACACCTTTTCTTCCTGTTGTGCCATCAGGATTTGCCATACTTCTTGCTGCAACGCTGCCGCCCACAAGGTGAACAAATCTACTTGTGTGTTGCTGCCTCAGGCTTATGATAGTCTTATTTAAAATATCTGCTGCTGCTGTAGGATCTCCGCTAGCTCTTCTTAAGCCTTCATCGAATGTGATTGCCCCAGATATTACGTCGTAAGCATTGCGTGTCTTTTTAAATTCTTTTGCAAACGTTCTTGTTGCGGAAGGAAGATTTCTTATTGCCGGTATTGTGTCTGCAAGGCCTGCTAGATCTTCAACGGAGCGGCCAGAAGAGGTTGATACAGGCCCCTGATAGCCTACGAGACCAGCTTTGGCGAACTTTGCTGCTGCTCTTAGTTTGCCCTCACCAGAGAGCTCAGAGGCCGCTCTGGCAGCAGCTGCGCCTCTTCTAGCCTGAGAAAGTGAGTTTACAAATCCTGCTTCTTTTGATTGTGATTCTTGCCAAGATGTATTGAAAGCAGTTGATGCAGACGCACTAATTCTAGTTGCTTTATTTAATAAGTTGCCCGCATCTTGTCCAAAAGAATTTAATATTGTTTTTACATCAGCTATTTTGTTCGATGTCTTTTTTTGATTTTTTGTTAAAGGTAGCGGGAAATCTTGGTAAGGAGAATCAACTAAAGTTCTCATTCTGCTTACCCCTGCGCCTACAACAGCAGTTGGTAAAACTAAGTTTGTTATGTTTCTAGTTGATTGCGTAACAAAGTCGGTGATAACGTCTACCGGGTTATACCATTTCCCCCTTGGCCTGTCATCATCATTGCCAAACAATGGACCAGTTACACCTCGTTGAACGATATATGTGCTTGGTAGTCCAATAGCTAATGTTCTTGCATTCCTAACAAGGCTCTGTTGCAGTTGATCTCTATAAGACCATATCGCTGCTGGTTCGGCACCAGTTGATGCTGCCCTGAATTCCTTAGCGGTCATCCACCTTGTACCATCTGATACATAACCGGGTCCAGCCAATTTAGTTAATATTGGTTTAGATATGGAGCCATCAGCTTTTGTGTTGACTAACCTTGAATATGGATCAACCGCATCTTCAATATATCTATTTAAACCTTCTAATTCATCTAAGGTTTTTTTAATTTGCCCAGCGGTTCTTACGGCTCTGGTTCCTAATTGAGATCCACTATCTGCTGACTTTTGAATTGTAGAAGCTAGTTTTAAGCCACCTTTGCTTAGTCCTTTATTTAAGACTAAGCTAGCTCCCAATGTTGCAACTGTTGAGCTTAGGTATTTTATTATTGGCTTATCGTTAAGTAGTTTACCTATATAGCCAGCATTAGAAGCGGGACGTTGTTCCTCATTATCTGCAGCACTTATATCTCGGCTGGTTACACCATGACCTAGACTATGTAATGGAACCTTATCTCTTAGCAAGACAAACTACCCTTCTACTATCTTGCGCCCCAAAGCTTTTGTGCAACAGGGTCATTGTATTTTGCTTCACCTTCTTTTCTAGACTGGTTGTATCGCTTAGCCATATCTTCTTGCTGTTCCATTATTTCTTCTGGATCCACCAATTGGAGCGTTACGTTTGTTGATTCCATACCTAAAATAGCTTGTTTGATTTCCATTATCTTTTCTGATAAAGCTACTTTTTGCGCAAGTTTAGTATAGGTAAGATTGTCTAGATCTTCTGGAGTATACGATGTTATAGTAGCCAAAACAAAAGCTTTCATTAAGCTTCTTACCTCAGAAGCTTCTATTCTTTTTTCGTCTAATATTCTTTTAGCTTTTTTTGGCGATGCAAAGCCAGATTCTTCTAGAATTTCTTCAGCTAAAGCTGACACTATCCCAGCAGGATAGGCATCTACGTTAATATTTTCTGGATAAATAACGCCAAGTTTTATAATTAGTTCTTCTATTTCAGCAGAAGATTCTCCAGAATTTTGATGCTCTGTTATTTGATCAAACTCAGCAAAGGTTAGTTCGCGGAATAATACTAAGTCTTTTTTTAAATATGTTTCAAATACAGAGCCGTATAAGGATTTCAATTCATACAAAAACTCTGGGTTAATCATATTATTAGAGCTGTCTTACCTCAAGGGCTAAGAATCCAGATGCTTCAAGAACTTCTTGTGAAATCAAAGAAGGAAGTCCAGCCATTTCTGAAACCAAAGACTGCTTATCATAAGCTGGGTAAAGAATGCATATTTCAGTAATTGCTTCTTCGTTCCAAAGATTTGCTTCGCTTTGAGTTAACTGGCCTGCTTGGACGAGTTGTTCCATCTTCTTAACCAGATTCTTGTACTCAAGTCTATTCAAAGTTCTCCAAGCGATGTGCTTGTCATAGGTGATTGAGGTTACATAAACATCACCATATTCTTGCTTCCACATTTTAATCTGTCCTGCGGTTGGACCGCCAGGCCAAATCAATTCGTCATCTGGCAAGTCTTCTACTCCTAATGCAATCTCTTCATCGGCTTCAACTTCTTGCATAGTTTCCTGCGTGTCAACTTCTTCTGACAGGATGAGTACTGAGTCAGCTCCTACTTCTTCTGCAATTTCTGGCGAATCTTTAACTACAACTTTTCTAGCTTCGTTCATTTTTTTCTCCTATTAACTATAGTCACATCAAAAATTATATCACATATTTTCTATTGTATTTTTATATTACATTGGTCTTTCAAAAAGAACTGCCCTATCTTTTATGGTCAGAAGCTGCTCTTGGGTAGGAGGTGCTTGCACCTTGTTTGGGTCAGTTCCTAAAGAACCCTTTTGCTCATTTACCGTTATTGTACCGTTTTCTGGTTCCTTTAGTTTTCCATCTGATACATACATATCTCTGGCAGTAAAATCGTAAGATTCAATAACTAGCATGCCTCCTGCGGCATAGCTCGTGCTCATTGAGTTCAAGTGTACGCTTTGCAAAACAATATCCATTTGAAATGGACCAGATGGGTTTCTTTGCACTAATCTATCGTTAACATCAAGTGACATTAACCTGTCTAAAGTGTCATAGTTTGAGTCACTTTGAGTGCCTTCATTCCTGGCTAGTGTGGTCATTGAACCCTCTTGGGTCCCATATTTGATAACAAAGTTAAAAGGTGGGTGAGCACTAAAAATGTTTCTATTATCAGAACCTCTGCCGTCTGATCCAAGTCTATCTAACTGACTGCTGGCCCACCATTTTTGTACGTTTTTTTCATCTTCAATATCTTCTGAGTCGCTTCTTAAGTATGATTGAATTTGAGAACTTGGTTTATCAGAATAAAAATCAGTTCTTACTTTAGCAGCTTTGGATAAAAGGTCTTTCATTCTTCCTGGATATCTGCTATGTATGGTCATTTGTCCATTTACAATTCTTGTTCCGGTCATCATAACATCATAGTTATAAGACCAAAATCCAAACAGTGGAGCTTTTTGCTGGCTAATTGTAAATGCAAAACCTGCCATGTCTAACTCATCTCCGGCATCAAAAAGTCCATCAATGTATACTTTAATGTCTTCACCACTAAAGTAATAATCATAATAATTATTAAATTTATTTGTGTCGTCTACTTTTCCTGCCCATTGTAAATCTATGTTTTCATTTAGCGGATCAAAGGATTGTGGACTAATTAAAGAAAAGTCATTGTTTTCTTTTGATATCTTAATCTCTGGTGGAAGATAAGCGCTAAATGGCCTGAATGGTTTCCTGCCTATTATCCTGCCGTAATCAATTGGTCCTGCCATAAATTACTCTGGCTTTCTTATTCTGTCAATGAATGTAGTATATTCTACCATCTTATCTTCACCATAATAATTGTTTTGTCTATCTTTGTAGACTGCACTTTCATCTGGTCCAAGCAACATTGGGTCATAGTCCATCGAAATCATTGGCTGTATTCCTCTTGCCATAAACATATAAGTTTGTTCTGTTATTAGGTCGTCAACAGACATGGTCTGGCCTTCGTCTATTATAGTAACACCGTATATTTTCATTTTAGCGCCGAGACCGTACTCATTAAAGAATGTTAAAACAATATCAAATGGTGGGAGCATGTCTGCTAGTGGGGCAAAAAACAAACCTGTTTCAGCCATTATCTGTCTATATTCTTTTATTCTATAAAAAGCGTATTCATTGAAGACTGTAAAGATTAATGATCCACCAATTGTTCTTGCCCCTTTAACAAAACCTCTTGGGTTTACGTGTCCTAAGGTTCTAACAGGAGCATTTTCTCTGTGTATAGAATAAGAGATGGTTTGTATTTCTGCGAGCTCTAGAACATCCATAGAGCTTACTGTGCCGCCAACTCTATCTATGGCAGGGATAACCATTGTGGCTGTGATATCCGTACCAGCAAATGACATATTGGAAAACGGATCTGGTAATCCTTTTTCAGCTCTTATCTTACTTATAGCGGTTGTGTCGTAAAGATTTTTATTACTTGCTGATCTAAAATCACGTTTGATTGGTAGGGGATCAATTATGTCCATGTTGTCCTATCTTTGCGCTTAAAAACAGATATGGAGGACCAGAGTTTCCCCCGTCCTCCATATCAACTTACTTTTAATTATTTAATAACTTATGGTCTAATTATCTTAGGATTGAGACCTGCGTCTGCTACCGTGTCCTTGTTGATAATGTCTTTCAGATCACCCGTATTAAACTTGCCATTGGACAACTGATCAGTGGTTATTCTGTACATTGGTCCAATTTCTCTGGCAACATAAGTCATCGTTTCTTCGATAACAATGTCGTCCATCGAAGCGCCAGAACCCTCATTGAGAAGTTCAACGCCATAGATCGAGCGAACTGCACCTTGGCCATATTCGTTGGCAAAAGTGATCGTTATGTCGAACGGAGGAATTTGGTCAGCATAGAATGGAACCTGTGATACTATGTCAGAATCTTGAGCTGAGAATTCTGCAATTCCGCGCTTGTGTCCAACATCACCTGGAAGAGTGTTATGTCTTCTGGTGTAGAACATTTGTGGATTGTCCTTCTGGTGGTTGGCATCGAGCATCTGGTAAAGAGCTGGACGGTCAAACACTGTGAAGATCAATGAGCCTGCGATTCCACGCTTGCCTCTTGAGAACGATCTTGGGTTTGGTGAACCCATTGTGTAAATAGGAGCTTTCTCTCTGGTTACAGAGAAAGTGATTCCTGAAAGAGCTCCAATTTCGATGCCACCAAAAGTAGCTACGATATCTGCTCCTGAGAACGTGGTGTAAGTATTGAGATACTTATTGACCGCGCTGTCGTAATAGTCTGAACCAGCCATATTATACCCTCCAATTCGGTATATTAATTATATGATTATTATATTGTGACAGCTACTTGAACTTCAATGTTCTTGAGTTCAAATGCTGGCGTGATTACGAGGTCAACAAACGCCTTGTTTTCTGCTGGCCAGTAACTTACTGTAAAGTCACTGTCTAGCAAGGCTCCTACTTGTTGCATCCCCTTTAATGCCGAAGTAATGGCTGTTTCCATTGAGTTGCGTGTCTGCAACGTGGATGCCTCGCCAACAAACTTCGTGCAAACTTGTCTTACCAAAAGAGCTGCTTCGGTAACAATTCTCATTGTTGAGATTCTTGTGTAGTCCGAAGTTCCTGCTGCCATTGTCAAACCCTCTACAAAAGTAGGAACTTTATTAAAATTCAATGCAATAAAGTTTACACCGAGATCAGAAAGACCGTTCTGGTGTGTTCTTGTTGGGTTATATCTTAGCGCAGCAACGTTGTAAGCAGTCTTGTTAACTGGTGAAGTGAATGAAGACATTCTGCTAATTGCTGACGCAAACGTAGTTGCACCATTAGCAAAACCCCAATCAGCTGGATAGTTAACTGGCTTGAGTTCTGAAGCAATAACTACAATATGTCTTCCGATTTCTTTAAATAGACCATCTCCAGCTACTCCAAAATCTACAGTTGAATCTCTGCTAATTAAGTTTGCAGGACCGGAACCTGAGTTGTAAAGGTGTGAAGAAACTTGTGCTGGAGTCATAAATTGTGAAGTTCCAACATATGCTTTAATGCCCATAATTGCGAAACATGCGTGTGAGTTCTCAGAAATCTGCTTTACCTTGTAAGCTACTTTTCCTGCCCAGCTATTTGCTGTTGCTGCGTTATTTGCATAAAAGCCATACTCTTCGTCATTGCCTGGAGTTGCAGGATCTTCCCACTCGCTTGAGTGAGTTCCACGACCCCAAGGGACAATGATGTCTGGCTGTGCAGCTTCTGCTGATTCAAATGCTGCGTCAAATACGTTACCGCCACCTGCTGCTGCATACGTTACGCTGGTGATTGCACCAGTTGTATGATTGAATACTGAGTCTGCTGGAAGTGGAACGATATATACTCTTTCAGCTCCACCTGCTACAAGTTCAAAATATCCTCTGTGGATTTGTGAATCTTCACCGAATGCAGTGATGACATCCTGTTCTCCAGTAGCTTGTACTACGTCGAGATCTTGAACATTGCCAGTTCCACTGGCTGTTCCTCTTTTAGCAATTAGAACAACTCTCGGACCAACAGGAATATCCTGGCGAGAAATGCTATAAAATCTATCTTTGATTATTGTTTTTACACCTGGTAGAGCCATTGTCCTTAGACCTCCGCTTGCAGCATTTTATATTTTTACTTCATGGATATAGTAATGGTGCGTCATTGAAAACAAACTACATAAATACTATGAATTTGGAGTAGCGCCCTGATTTAAGTCAATTATATTAAGGGTGGTGCCCTCAAAGGATGGGGTAGAGCCATAATAATACTCATCCCACAGCTCTTTTTCGTAGGCCATATATCTTCTAACGTCTACGCAAATCTCTTCGATCTTCTGGACCTCCATAGCAAACAGTTTTTCTGTGGTTAACATATAGCTAACCGTTCTTCTGTTGGTGTCTGAGGAACCTCTATTTTCTTCAGAGTCTGACATTCTTCTGGCGTAAACCAGCTCTGAGGCTCCTAGTCTTTTAAAAACTGGAGTGTACTCCAGCATAAAGTCTTCAAAGGCTTCTATTATTTGATCAGCTACTTCTGGGCCAGAAGATCTACCTACTGTGCCCTTTAATTGGGCTCCCTCGGTAGTCTCTGTTATGACAGTAAAAGTAACTATATTTTGAAATCTTTGCCCAAAAACAGCAACATCATTGTTTGGGCTGATTCTTGTTCTTGGCTTAGGCTCAGAAGAGTGAGTCCTTCTTAGTTCTAAGCCATAAACAATAACTGGGTATTCAGCGTAGTCGCCTGATTGTGTTGGCTTTATTTTGATCGATGGGTATGCGTTTTCCCATAGCGCTTTAACCGCTGTTATAAATTCTAGATATGTTAAGTTACCCTGTGCCTGCAAAGGCGCCCCAAACATTCTATTATAATCAATCTCGTTAATGTTTGAAGATGGGAATCTAATTTGATTTTGTGCCATTACACACCCTTGCCTGTTGCTATGTTAAAAGATATCTGTCTTAGCGTTCTAGATGATTTTAGTGTTATATTAAAATATAACTTGCCTTTGACAGTTTTATCTGCATAAGACTCTAATTGATAGTCTCTTATGATGTCATTAGTTTTCAAAAAAGAAAGAAGTGCTTCAACCTTTGCGCTTAATTTGGAGTAGGCAAATTTTCCTATTGCATTTTTGCTTAGTGATTGGACTTCTCCAATAACCATTGCTGCTAATCTAACATTTGAAGCATCTTTGAAAGATTCACTTATTGACTGTGTATAGTCGCTACTCAGATAAACATCGTATGGGCCACCAAATTTTCTTGATCTTCCACCTCTTGTTAGAGCGTTAATTCCTTTTGCATTAAGTTTTTTAACTTCATCAGTAGACAAATCAACACCAAATATTGATAGAGCTGCAGGTATTCTTTTTTTACTTAAGCCAATATTTACCTGTGTGGAACTAATCATTCCAGCTACTGCAGCAGCAGCTGACGCTGCGTAACTTCTTTGGATTTGTTTATGATTAAATATCATTTCCCCATAAACTAAAATAACATGCTTGCCAGTATCTTTGGTGATATATCCATTAAGATCAACAGTTGATTCAATTTCAAAATTTTTTACCAACAAACTTGTTGTATCAGTTGCATTTATTCCATCTGTTCTAGATCCAATTATTCCTATTGTTATTTCTCCGCTGTTAGCCTGTACAGCATTGCAATAGTTGGCGAGTTGCTTAACAAAATTAACTGTTCCAGTATCTATTATTGAAGTCTCTAACGGGACAACAATGTCAAAAAAATCATATTCTTTTAACATGTTATAGCATTCGGCAAGTCTGTTATAGTAAAGCTGATAAAAAGTACTAGTGTTATTAACAGCGTCTTGAAATCTTGCTGCGTTTCTTTCTGAAACTGTTTCTACATATTCGCTCATGTACCCAGCAGACATTATGTATATGTCTCTTGCTCCACAACTATATGCGTCAAACATTCCTCTAAGTAATGGTGAGTTAAAATCAGCTCTTAGTAAGTTTATGCCTTCTTGGATTGAACTTATCTTCTGTATGCCATACGGTTCCATGGCATCTGTGTGGCCTATCAGTAATACATTATTCGTATCGAACTGGCCAATTTTTCTATACTTTGATCTGTTATTTAACGCAACTGTTTTTTCCGTTAATGAATAATCATCAAAAGAAACATCAATTGTTCCCTTAGTTTGTAAGGCTATTTCTTTTGCATCGAGTGCTCCGCCAGCCATTGCGTTAATTGCAACAGTATACTCTCCATCAAAAATGTTTGAAGGAATTTTCATATAAAGCGTATATGAACCTTCAGAGTTTCTTTCTACATAAGTTCCATTTTCATATGTTTGAATTGTGTTTGGACTAGCTGCTAACGCTTGTGTAACGTTGTATGTGTACGGCCCTAGTATTGATGCACCAGCGCTATTGTAACCTCTTTTTAAAAAGATAGTTATATTTGTAGTTGGGTCAACATAGTCGTATCCATCTCTGTATACAAATGGAATCTCTACTGTTTGACCAGGCGCTGTTACTAACATAATTTAACTCATCGGACTTTCTTTTGTAGCTCCAACTGTCCAGAACTCAATCTTTCCATTTTTTCCTCTAACTGGATAGCACTCTTCCATCACATATAGAATTTGATTTTCTAAACCAGAAGAAATTTCCTCATATATTCTATCCCCTGATTTTGGATTAATTGCAGGTGCAAAGTAATAAATTCTATCAGAGTTAATTATAACACCTTCTGTGGTTTCTTCTTTGGTAGAAGCCAGATATCTTGAAGCTGCAGTTATATGTCTGGTTGTGACTTTTTCAAATCTATCAGAATATACTCCATCATCGGAGAGTCTTCTTTGGATCAAAACGTCATGACCCCATTCTCTTAATATCTTTTGAAAAGCTTTTGCCGTATTAATCATACTGTCTTAGTCTTCTATCAACTACTGTACTGTCTTGCGTGATATATGAGCTTCCAACAGAATACATATCTTTACTTGTTATATATATTCTCTTGCCGGTTCCTGGATCTCTTTCCGTAAGTGAGATTTTTTTGTTCGGTATACCTTTTGGAAGTACACCTTTCATCGATACCTTCTTGGCAATAACTTCCCTTCTTAAAGAAGCAGCTATCTGACACCAGGTGGTTGCATTAGACCTTGTGGCAATTTGCCTTGGTGCAGATCTATTTACAACTTCTAGGTCTCCAAGTTTTAAGGAAAGCTCATCGTCTCCACCAAATCCATAGGTTCTACTAAGATCACATGCTGCAGCTGCTTTAATATAATCCAAAACAACAGATGGAAGGGTAAGTGGATCTACGTCATCTTTTAACTTATACATTTCTTGTATTTCCATGGAGTGATGATAAATCATTTCTCCAATTTCTATCAAAGAAGCTTCTGGAAAGATTGGCAACAACTCTTCTGGGTCTAAATAAAGTGGAGAAACGTCTGGAGCAAAAAGTATTGTTTCATCTGCCCTCAATGTGACAGTTGGCCTGTAGTCAGTAGCATTGTTGTTGGCGTATATATTTGTTTGAGACGTTATTGTTTTAGGGGGACTGCCGTTTGTAGTGCCAGTAAAAGTTACGGAATATGCTCCAGCTACAGTTGGAACGAATGGGTAGTACCATTCAGAAGCTGATGTTGATGTTGCGTTAGCTGCGTTTACAATTGGAGTTTCATTTATGTCAACGATAGTTACCGTAACACTGGTCATAGTGGCATCTACTTGATTGCCGCTAGAATCTTGATCTAAGAATTTTACTTTTATTTTGACAGTATCATTCACCAAAACATTGTTTAATGCCATATTGACTCCAATTTATCGATATATTTAATAGTACTGGCCTAAGGGGTTAATGTAATCTGTCCTTGACCAGTTGTACTTGCGCCTACTAGGCCGTCTATGGAAATCTCTGCCTCTCCAGTTATACCTATTACACTAGTGGCCAACAGAGAGTCTACCTGGTCTGCATAGGCCTCTATACTTATCCTGCCTTCTGGACTAACATCTACGCTGATAACACTTATGGTTGTAAGGTTGGAATAATCTTGATTTGAAACAAAGAAGAAAGTTATATTGTTGACAATGATTGGATTTTCTATACTTGCTACATAAATGTATAGATCACCATTAAAGGTAGTATTAGCTTGGCTATACGAAATAGGTTCATTATAAAGCATTTTTAACCCTTTGAGATCAGACAGCGTTATAGTAACTGTTAAATCAGTATTCTAATCCAGCATCTTTGCGCAGGTTTGGCATCCATATTCTTGAGTCTCCCTCAAAATGATGTTCAGGAGTTCCATAAAGAAAAGAGCCAAGGTATGCTATTCTAAGACCCTTGGTAACGGGCGCAACCTCGTGAGTACCTATGAAGTTGGTTGGGTAGATGACCGCAGAGCCAGCCTTGGGCTTATGTGTGTGCTTAGCATGTCTGTGGGTAATCTCTCCACCTAAGAAATTATAATCATTAAGATCTTCAACATTATCTACTGAATCATTCAAATAAATATTTACACTTACCTTACTATGCTTTGGATATTCACTAGCAGGAGCTTTCCCAAATTCGTGAGGTATCTGATCATCGCAATGAGGGCCTATGTTTTGGCCCTTTTCGTAAGTGGCGATATGCCCCATGCCTCTCCACCAGCACACTGTAGAGGCGTCAGGGTAGTACTTGCAGTACTCAACCAAGATTCTATACATTAGATCTTCTAGATCAGCTATAAATTGCTCTTGTTCTGGTGTAACGTCTCTATTTGGACTCCATTTTAATAATGGATCTATGAACCTATTAGGTGCCAACATTACGCCGTCAGGATCAAATTTAAAACCAGTTCTGTTTATGGCATATCGTTTACCATCTTCTTCAACGTAGGTAAAAGTTTCTTCTTCAACCTCTCTTAGGTAATTGATGTAATTAAAAAGAAATTCTTGATCTACGTCGATACAGTCTTTTACTACGCATAGTCCGCTACCAATATCAGTCATATTTATTCTTGTATCCATCATATCAACTACCGTAACTCGAAACAGTTATTCTATATTGTTCTGAAAATTTATCAAATCCTCTGTTTAACAAATGATTTTGATAATCCTTTACAAGTGTTGGCATGTAAACGTTAGTCGAGAATTGTGCTACTTCTGGATTCTTTAGTGGATCTTCTACACTCTCTTTAACTTCTATATTCGGAGTTCCTTGACTATACCATCCTAAATAAGAAAATCTTAAACCTTTTTCTACAACTTTTACTTCATGGCCAGCTGTATAGGATGCTGGGAAAAATATAATATCTCCCTTTTTTGGTTTGTGTGTTATGTTTAAGTAGTTAAAGTAGTGGTCACCACCCATGAAATTTTTTCCATTCAATTCATCTTCACTCTCAACGGAGTCATTAAAGTAAATTAAAGCAGTCACAGTACTGCGCATTGCTAATTGGTCATTCGGAGTCCAAACACCATATATATAATCGGTGCTAATATCTGAATGGGATCCAAGATATGCTCCTTCTTTATAAGATACAATGTGACCTTTTACTTTCCACCATATACATTTAAATGCAAGTGGATAGCATTCTAGATATTTAAATAAATATTCGTCTCTAGCGGATTCTAAGCCATTTAAGAATTCTATCACTTCTTTTCTTGGATCTTGATGTGCTGCAGATCCTCTCCCTGGCATTCCGTCTATGCTATCTTTGCCGAAAAAGTATCCGCTTCTATTTATATATATTTCTTCCCCGGTCTCTGGGTCAACCCCAGGAGTATACATAGCTGCTTTTTCTCTAGCCACGATTTCACTACAAAGATCAAAACAATAGTCTGCATCAAAGTCTATTGCAGACCTAAATAAAACTACTCCGCCACCAAGATCTTCACCCTCTACATCTGTGTTTAAAACTAAATTATTCATCGCGCATATCCTTTACTGTATTAGCACTATTGTACACCCTATGCGTTGCTCGTAGCAACTCGTTAATTTTTTCTGGATCTACATCTTTATAGTTTTTATTAACAAACTCTATATAATCTTTAACTATATTTGGCATCCATATTTGGCCCTGGGAACCAACTGGAATTTCACCATGAGTTATGTTAATACCTCTCTCTATGTGTGGCGATCCCTGAGAAAAGTAACCTATGTAAGCATATCTATTTCCATTTGTACATGGATACACTTCATGCGAACCCAGATAGTTGGACGGAAACATCAGCATGTCTCCAGTTTTTGGTTTATATTTTATGTTCGCGTAGGGGAATTCTATTTCTCCGCCTAAATATTCATAATCATTAATATCATCAAGCGTATCGACTGAATCATTAAGATAGATAATCATGCCCACAACACTTCTGGTTGCTACCTGAAGATCTGGTTCAAAGCCAGGCTTGTAGTTTACGTCATTATCACTATGTAGGCCCATTGCACTTTCTGGCCCGTAGGCCAGTATGTGTCCCTGAGTTCTCCACCATAGGCTTGTTAATATCATTGGAAAAACTGTTATATAACTTAATGCGCCTTGGTAGAAAGATTTTTCGCAGCCTTCAAAAAAATCAATGATTTGCTTATTAGTATTCTCGTTGACAAAGTTCATAATATGACTTGAACTCTTATATATGTCTTCTAGAGTATATCTATGGCCACTTCTATTTATGGCATAAGTTGGCTGATTGTCATCGTCATAGACTATTGTATAATCTTCTTTTATTGCTTTTTCTTTTAGAGATGCAATATATGGGAGTATAATATCTTGATCTACCTTAACGGCATTTCTAAAAAGAACTACACCAGAACCAAGGTGTTCTGGTGTTAACATTGCATCCACCTTATACAGCTACTGGATCAGTTCCACACGGACCTTCTGGAAGGTCAGCGTCAGAGTTATTTGCAACTGCAACTTGCTCCTTAACCTCTACGGCTTCGTGAGTACTACTGTATTGAGCAACGTTTCTACCCTGATAAACAGGATTCCAACCAACTTCTACCTTTGAGTTTTCTGGATTGCTAAATAATGAATATGGTGATTTACAGTATCTTTCGTAATCATCATATATGTTATTGAGCCAAACACCTGGACACCATTCAAAGCTTCTTTCTGGTTCGCTAATAACTACATTAGCTGGAATGTCATCGCCACCCTGACCAAAGAAAGATAAATAACTATATCTGACTCCCTTGCCCATTTTTTCAACATCGTGAGCGGCAATGTAATTTGTTGGGAAGTATATTATATCGCCTCTTTGTGGCTTGTAAGAAATGCCAAGATGGACAAAACGAAGATGACCACCAGTAAAGTTTCTTCCATTTAATTCTTCTTCAGATTCAACACAGTCATTTAAGTAAAGTAATGACCCACAAGTTTGTCTTGCGGCAACCATCCCCCTAGGCATGTACCTAACTCCGCCAGTTACTTTGTAGTTGGTATCGTTGTCTGAATGACAACCCAATATTCCGCCATCACCATATCTTAAAACGTGACCTCTATTTTTCCACCAAATACTGCCAACAACCAGCGGGTAATTATCTATGTACTTAAGAAGACATTTATAATTTTGTTCTTCTAAGTAAAGAAAAAAATCTTTAACTTTATCTGGAGTTTCATCCGTAACAGGGTGCAAAAGTCTGACTGGTGTAGTCGGAACATCTTGAAGTCTGTATCTAAAACCATCTTCATTAATACCATATTCTACACCATCTTCTCCGGTGATATAAGTCCATCTGTTTTCATGAGCTTTTTCAGCCTTAGAATCGATATAATCAAGTATTAATTCTTGATCTATTTTAAAAGCATTTTTGAAAACGATAACACCAGGTCCAAGCACTTCTATCTGAATGTCATTTATTTCTTTCAATTCCTTTTCACCAATTTCTGGCGTAACTGGAAATGGAGTACTATTAATAAATTTATCTTTTGGCTGATTTTCCATGATTATCCTAACATCTCGTCAATAGCTTCTCTAATTGTCCATCCAGCACCCATAACTCTTGGTACTTCATCCAAAGGCATATCTTGCCAATTGAATCTAGCAACCATGATACCTTCTCTGCTAACTAAGAATTTTTCATATCCATGTGAAATTCTAGCAATTGCTTGTCCAGCTAAATTTTGATTCTCTACAGCCTTATCGCTTTGATCAGCAGTAAAATCAGAATAGTTTCTTTTTTCATTACCTTTTAAAGCTGAAAATACAGGGTGTTCGTTTTTTCCATTGACATCTACTTTTTCAAAAAATGGAAAAGTCACAAAAGGATAATGCTCCTTAACAAAAGGGATTATCTCTTCATTAGTTCCTGGTTCCATCTGAGCAAATTGGTTATTTGGAAATGCTAATACAGAAAATCCTCTATCCTTAAATTCATCATGGACTTGCTGTAGCTGCCACAACTGGCGTGACGTCCTAGAATAGGACCATACCTTAGAACATTTAGGCTCATACCCACCAGCTTTTGTAGAGACATTTACAATTAAAGTAAGCTTACCCCTAAAGGTGGATAAATAATTTTTTTCACCTTCTATTGATGTAGCTTCTATATCATAGATTGACATTTTTTTGCCCCTTAATAACTATCTTCATATACTCGTCTACTTGTAAGGTACCTTCAAATTTGTCGTCAATTACTTCTGCACTGACTACGAGTGTAGCTCTTATTGGAGTATCTGCAATCACTGAAAATGTGAGTATGTTGTTTTCAACAGTTCCATTATCAAAATCTAAAGAACCTCTTTCGCCAATAATTGTTCCAGAAACAAATGGTTCAATTGAAGTAATTTTAGCCGTACTGTTACTAACCCCAAATGGGGTAAATGCAGAAACTTGCCAATCTCCAATGATGTTTGGTGTTTTTTGATCGTTCATCTTTATAGTATAGCACACCTTATTATCTGGCGTATGCTGACCAATCTTGAGTTTGTGCTTGCGTAGGGTATTTTGGGGAAAGATTTGCACTTATAACAACTCTGTTTTGATCTAAGTTATTATGTCTATTAGTCATGTGGGGTATAAAAGAATTAAATATAATTAACAATCCTTCTTCTGCCGGTACAGAAACAAAACTTTCCATCGTGTTACATGCAGTTATGTTAAATTGAATGTCAGAACTTCCCTTTGGAGCGTTTGCGTAGTATGCAATGGAGTAATATTCATTTGGGTACAAGTGTGTATTTGATTTATGAGAATGATAGCCAACAGACTGACCATGCTCTAGTGTCAAGGTCCATATATCATTTAACAACATCTCTTTACCAATGGCTATGCTTACTTCATTTTGAAGTGCAGTAATAAGTTTTTCTGATTCCAGTGATCCAAATGGATATGTTTGATCTTCAAAATAAGAATGGTTTTTGTCTTCAATAAAAGAATTGTCAACTTTTTTAGAACATGTTTTTATTTCTTCATATAGCTTATTGTTGTCTATATAATTTAATTTTTTCTTATAAATACCAATGTTTAAAAGAGACTGAAATTCAAAATCACTCATAGTAGAATTCACCACTGGTAAGAGCTGATGGTGGAGAATCCCTATGCCACACATTGACAACCATGACTCTTCTAACTCCAGAAATAGGAGGAGTTGTATTGTGAACCATATGTCCAGCATCGAAAATAACTAACCTATTGGGTTTGCATGCGATTCTTTCACGATCCTCAATAGGGGATATATTGTTTTTGATGTTTTCTGATTCTAGTGAGTTTTTAGTATTTTCCCCAATAGCGTTGGGGTGTAATTCTAAGAAACCGCCTACAACATCGTTTGTATGTGGATAATATACGCAACCTATTATTGGTCCACGAAAAATCTTTTCTTTTGCGTATAAAAATGTATCTTCATCAACATGAGTACCCAAATATTGACCTGGGTTAAATGTTCTAGTCCAGTATTCAAAACCACAAACATCTTCTTTGTCAAATGGAAGATTATGTTCCCAAATAGATTTAACCATTTTTTTAGCAGTTGTGTTTGCTTCTGATTTCCACCAACCATCCCAAAACATATACGGAGCAAAACAACTTGCTTGCTCGTGATGATATGAATTTAGCTCAGTAGCAATTCTTGTTTCTGAACCCATTGATTGAGGAAACAAATTTTCGGACAATTCAATTTGCTTTAAAAGCTCAGAATCTTTTATGAAGTTATCAACTACTATCATGGTAGTATTATACTATAATTTTACGACAGTTGTTGTTCCTAGGCTGGTGTAATCATGAGATACACATACGTTTTCTAGACTCTTTAAATGTTGGTGTATTTCAAAATAAGGAGAATACTCTGCGTCAGTTTCGTATAGGTTTCCATTATCTGCAGTCCATGTTACTAGCATGACGCCATTTGTAGCTAACATATTAAAATAGGAAAGAACTAACGATGGATCATGTACTATATCGTATGAACTTACCGCTATGAAATCAAAAGGTCCACCATCTGAAGCTTCAGCTTGTTGTCTTGAAATTACATCATAGTCCCATTCGGCTATTTCTGCTTCTGTTAATATACAACGCTCAAGAAGGTTTAGCTGGTAGTTATTAACTAGTGTAAGATCTGACATACTTGCAGCTGTATGGGCAAAGGCTATACTTATGGCTGGACCAGATAGCAATGTTTTTGCTGGTTTTTTAATCATGAAAATAATTTCTTGTGGATTATCTCCATACCTAAAGCCTTCTGTGCTTCTATGTATTGAATCTTGTCTAGCAACAGTATCGAAATACCATATGAAGATATCTCCTCCTACTGCTATTTTTCTTTTATCTACAGGAAGAGTATCTAGATATTCTTTAACCTTAGTATAAGAGTCTATCTCAATTTGGTTTGCTACAGCATTTGTTTTATATGGTTTTAAAAGGTCGTTAACTCTAGAGAAGAATGATTTTTCTGCACTCATATCACACGGCTCCTAACGCTAGTTGGCGCATCCACCAAAATCGTCTAATGGTAGATATAGTTATATTTCTTTGACTTCTTAAAATCGCAACTGCTGGCTCATCTTTATAGGCTCCCTCTTGCTGCGAATTGGCAATTTGGACAGGGGTAATTTCCTGAGTAATTAAATTAAATGTTCTTGCTTTAGTAATAATTTCATCAATTGATAAGATATCCATATCTTCCGCTTCAAGACCAATTATATTTAGTTGTAAAGCCAAGACTGATTCTATATATTCAAGATCTTGTTCTGCGTTATAGCTCATGGTTACTCTTCTTCTTCGTTGTCGTCAGTAAAAAATCCTTTAAAAGATCTTTCTTTATTTATTTTACCAGATGTAAGAATACTGCACTCAAACTCAACTCCGTTTTCATATACGTATTTTTTAAGTACTTTAGAAAAAGTTGGCACTAAATCATCGTCTATGTCGGAATCGGGATTACGTAAATTATTCTCTGCCATAAGTTATTATCCTAATAGTTTTAAAGACTCTATTTGATTAAATAATGATGCAAACGCAGCAGTTGTTGCTGGTGAAAGCGATGTGCTAATCGAAGATAACGAAATAAGTTCGCCAACGTCCGAAGCTCCAAGGGCACTTTCTGGATCTACTGACAATAGATACGATAATGTATATATTGATTTTTCCAAATGGTTTGCGGCTTTATCTTTTATTAATTGTTTTTGTGAATTATTCACAGCCATTTCTTACTCCTTTAGGATAGTTCTGCTATTTTTGCATCTATATGAACTATACGCTCTAATGCAGTTGTGATACTGCACTTAAGTCTGTATTCAGAATCTTCTTCAATTGAAGATGACGCTGGATCAAAATCCCAGGTAGCCATATTATAGGCGTCTGGATCAAGTCCTAATTTTGTAATATTTTTGTAGATTTCTACTTGAAAATCTGCTTTAGCAGTGTTTAAGTTTCTTAATTTTTCTTCTGTTGTAACTAACGAAAATGACATTGTGCCTCACTTTTTTGTTAAAAATGTATGCTGATATAGTAACTAAATATTTGGATTATTTAACTTTAGAAGACCAGAATTTGCTGGACCAATTTTTTCACCCTTTTCATCTAAACCAGTTTTAATGCCCTTCATCCAAGTCCACGGTTCTTCTTTATTCTTTTTCATTTTTGCATCACCGTAAGCTGCACGGGCGTTCATGAGCTCTGGCTTATCCCAAAGATTATCTACTTTAAAATCAACCGATTCAAGAAGATCACTTTTGAAAATATTAAAAAACATAAATGGTGTTCCTGCCTCAAATGTAACTGGTTCACCAATTTTATTAATTGCCCAATTCATTTGAAACTCATCTGGCCACCAACTACTTGGTATAATTGCACTAAGGGGAGATGCTCCATCGACCATGTAGTTCGGAGAACCGCTAATCCAAGTCTCATAACCCTCTTCTGTGCCGAATGCCCAACCAACAGAAAAAGAAACCATACCTATGATTCCTCCATAAGCAAGGGTTCTTCCCATATATTCTTCGCCACTAAGAATTTTTACATTAGTGTTTTCACCTTCCCATTGGACAACTACATCTTGAGGAAGTATCAATTCCCAGCCATGCACATTTGCTGTAGTCATAGGAAGGCACTGGTAAGCATGCTTTTTATAGGTGTTATCCATCCAATCTCTCTTTAGTCTAGATTGGACTATCTGTGGCGGATTTTGATGAGTTTTAGTTAACGTAACTTGTGTCATAATTTAAATTACATCATCCAATAATACTTCTATTGCAGCTTTAATATTTACAAGAGCTTGTTCTGCGTTGGTTTTTCTTTCCCCAGCATTAAAAGCTAGATCTAAAAGATCCGAATTACAGAAACGAAACATCTTTTTGCCATCTCTGCCTATTATTATTTTTTCAAAATTACCTTGAATTGGGTCTTTGCCTTCTTGAATTAGTTTATAAAAAGGATGCTGTTCTACATCAGCCTTTGGCTCTGGAGCTATGCCAACCAATTCACTAAAAGGAAGATCAGTCTTATATAATTCTTTCATATGATCTCGCATATGTGTCGGGCTTGCATTTGACTCTTTAAACGCTCCATAGGCATCTTCGCAAAAATCAGTACTTGGAACTGCTAATACCTCGAAGCCTAAGTCTTTATATTCTTTATAAAGATCTTCAATAATTGGATATTGAGCGGAATTAGCGCATTCTCCAGTTACGTTAACGATCATTGTTACCTTACCCTTGTTTTTTGCAAGGATGTTATTTTCGCCATCTAATGAAGATAGTGGAATATCATACACTGATGATTCAAAACGCTCTAAGCTTGGTAGTTCTTTTTTGTCAAACATTATTTCTCCTTATGATGGTTGTGGATAGGTGAGAGGTTGATTGGATCCTTTTGATATGCCTTTAGTTGGATCTACCTTAGAACCATCTGAGCCATAACCTGTTCCATACTTATGGTTATTGTCATTATAATCAAACATAGTAACTGCAGAATACTTAGTACCACTAGTCACTTTTAGTGAAGCATGGGCGTATATAAAGGTGGATGGAAATAGTATAATATCTCCAGCTTGTGGCTTAAAACTTATATTAAGATATGGAAACCATAGTTCTCCACCCTCGTAGTCATCGTTTAAATAGATCACAGAAGACACTGTGCACGTGTAGGAAAAGCCATGGTCTGCGTGCACGGCAAAGTGCTGACCTGGGTTATATCTGACAAAGTTAATAGCCTCCATATAATCCATCTTAAAATTATACAAAGATTCGTAATGAGCAAGACACTTTTTAAGATTAGTGTCTACGTCGTCGTAGCACTTCTTAACCTCTTCAAATTCTGGAGTAAGAAACTGCCAGTGTGCTGGACTCATTTTCAAGTCCACGCAATCTCTATATTCTGGCATTTTTTCGTTATATCCAACCATTGCTTCTGACCATTTAAATAACTCGTGAGAGCTATTACCAATAGCTGATTCTAGTCTTTCTGGAATATTAAGTTCTCTTGGTACCGCATTCCTATATAGGAATATGCCAAATTTTCTATTATCTTCTACATTGTCACAAGAACCTACGTGAAAAAATTCCATTTTACTTTCTCCCAATTAGCTATTTTGTTTAGTGCTATACTATATCACATGGATATCTACCAAGGAGTGTTTTATGGACTTTGATTCTGATGCTAAATCGTTGATTAAGCCTGGGCATTATGGTAATTCTTCCGACAATATTATTATAATAGAAAATTTTGTTGAACTACAAGATTTAAAAATTATACAGGACTTTTTACCTACAATAAATGAGTGGATGGATGCCGGAGAGAACACATACTCTGAGGATGGCACATGTACATATGATGCTTCATACTGGCAGAATAGACAGTGTAGTTGTGACATTCTTAAAAGAATTAATTTGGATGTCTATAACCTGGTAGACAAGTATATTTTAAAAATGAAGTATGTTTTAGAAGACGCATTTAAAGTTAAGGTAGTAGTTAGACCGCCTGTAATCATTAGGTGGTTTCCAGGCCTAGAACAGCAACCACATGCCGATAAGCAGCTAAATGATGGATCTCCAAATCCTTTCCCTACATATGATTTGAATTCATTAATCTATTACAATGACGACTTTGAAGGTGGAGAGCTTTATTATCCACAACATGATATTGTAGTCAAGCCAAAACCTGGTTTAGCTGTGGCCCACCCTGGAGATATTAACTACCTACATGGCGTTAAAAAGGTTATAAGTGGAGAAAGATTTACGACTCCATCTTTTTATACTATAACTGAAGTCTTATAACTAGGGAGATAAAAAACCTTCATCCTCGACCCAATCATTGTCGTTGTTGTATATTTTTGGGATTCCTTTACGTGAAGGTTTGATTTTTGGATGAAATCTATCACTATAATCCCACCAGGTCCCTACTGCATATCTTAGACCTGATTTAACAACATTTACCTTATGTGCATGCATAAATGATGAAGGGAACATTACAATGTCTCCAGCGTCTGGTTTGAACTCTAGATCCAGTAACGGAAAACCCAACTCACCACCCTCATAGTTGTCATTTAAATAAGCTACTGCTGAAACAGCTGAAGAATAATTGGAGCCAGCATCTACATGACTTACAAAGTGATGACCTTCGCCATATTTGATAATGGACAATCCCTGCTTAAATGGAAGCTTTAAATTATACGTGGTTTTATAATGTTCGATAGTATCAATAAACCCTTGGTCAATTTCTTCATAACACTTTTTGATTTCTTGAAACTCCGGTGTTAAAAACTCCCAATAATCTGAATGTATCTTAAAGTCAAAACATCGCCTATAATTAGACAAATCTTTGCCTAATGGATTAGTGGAATCTGTCCATCTAAATAGTTCATCAGAACTATTATCTAACACCGATTCTAATCTATTAATTATATCCGCTCCATTTGGAATAGCATTTTTGTATATGTGTACTCCATGTACTGGGTTAAGCACTTCCATCATTGATCACCTTTAGGTTTCTGTACAAAACTTTCTTTTCTTTTAAGAATAAATTTAATTGACACATAATTAGTGTATAACATTGGGGTAATAGGAACCCAATAGATGAGAAACCACTTTATTATTTCAGATGAATAGTATCTCCATTGAAGGATCGAATAAACAACATAAATAGGAAAAGGTATAAGATAACTTAATATTGCCCATGGTCTTAAATACTCTATCTTATAATACGTTTTTAATGTATTGTAAACCATGTAAGGAACGCACAGACTAACTGTGAATAGCATTACAATCAGCAATTGGGCTGGTTTATTACTATTAAAGTTTACCGCTAAAGATAGTGCGCCAAAAAAAATTACCCCATAATGGTGATAAATAATATCTTTTCTAAGATAATATTTAGAAGCTTTAATCACACTTAAAAGTTCTACTGCCATAAGATTCATAGACAGTGATCTCATGGGTATATTGGGATAATTACCATACCTAATATCTGTTATGTAATAATAAGTCAGTCCTATAAGTGCAATAATGCATTGCAGGGTCTTAACTAGGTTGGAGCATGCGCCTATCTCTCCAAAATGTTTTTTTCCATCTGGTCTAAGTATGGACAAAAACATTTGGTTAGTATATAAACTATTCCCAATTAAATACGTCAGTGCAAAGCACAGTACCGGGATAATATTATCTAGTACAAAAGGATTTACAAACATTTTTCAATTCTCCACAATGGTAGTTGATCTACAACTACCATCTTACCACACCAACGCTTAAGGTTACTTAAACGATGGTGGGAAGAATGGTGGAAAGAATGGTGGGAAGAATGGTGGGAAAAACGGTGGGAAGAACGGTGGGAACCATGGTGGAAACCACGGTGGAAAGAATGGTGGAAAGAATGGTGGGAAGAATGGTGGGAAATAAGGTGGGAAATAAGGTGGAAAATACGGAGGGAAATAAGGTGGGAAAAACGGAGCGTTTCTCTCATAGGCTATAGCAGTTCCAAGTGGGGTGACAGCAGCATCTGTTAAAGCAGTTTTAACCTTGTTTAAATCTGCCGCAACTGCCGTTGCAGTATCTACTGGAGTTCCAACGGTAAAGCCGGCAGCAGTTATTGTTGCATTAGCTGCCGAGTCTGCAGTTCCGTGCTGCTACTGTAGGTTTAGGAGCTTTTCTATTTTGCTTTTTACCATCTTCAATCGCCATATTATGCTACCATATCTCCTAGAGCAACCCATGTATCTGTTGCGCGTTTAATAAGTGTAGCAGATGACCAAGTTGTACGCAACTTGAGTCCAGGAGTACCGTTGACTGTTACTCCAGCACCTGCTGTCAAAGTGCACTGACCAGCTCCCGTTTGAAGAACTGTAATAGTAGTTCCGATAGGAAAGGCCACTGAAGAGTTGGGTGGTACTGTTAAAGTATTTCCTGAAGCAACGCCCATTTCAACCATCTTTCCACTGTCTGCTAAGACTAAAGTATAGCTAGCTGTCTGGGCATTAGTAACTGTGTCAGTAATAATTCTCTGGTAGTTAGTGCCATCGTTGGTGAATTCCCAACAGTCTGTTGTTTCATTCCAACGAAGAGCTACGTTTGTGGATGTACCACGCTCAACTTCGATACCAGCATTGACTGATGGAGTTCCTGCTTCATTATTATTTAATATAATGATATTATCATCAATTGTTAGAGTTTCGGTATTGAGAGTTGTAGTGGTTCCTGAAACTGTGAGGTTTCCAGAAACTGTTAGGTTTCCAGCTACAGTTGGGTTAGATGTGTTCACCCAAGCTGAACCATTGTATGAAAGAACTTGATTGGTTGCTGCTGTAGTAATTGTAACATCAGATAGGTCTGTAATTCCTAATGTTTCGGTGATTGCACCATTGACCCAAGCTGAACCGTTGTACTTGAGAAACTGACCATTGGTAGCTGAAGTGATTGTTACTCCACCGATGTCATCGATGTCATTAATTGTTGGAATAGCACCCCACTCAAGACCAGATGTGGCTGTAGAGTTCGCCTTCAAATAATATCCATCAGTACCAGCAGCTAAACGGGCGACTGTATTGTCCGCTGATCCAACAACAAGATCACCTTTAGCATCGATTAGTGATTTCAACACTGCGTTGTTGCCGGCAGTTGAGACAGCTATTGTTGCAGCGTTTTGAACAAACTCGGTAGTTGCTAATTGAGTGTTGCTAGTAGCATTTGCTGCTGTTGGCGCAGTAGGAACTCCAGTTAAAGCTGGGTTAGCCAAGGTTGCATAACCAGCAAAAGAAACTGAAGATGTTTCTGTAGCAGTTATTCTTCCGTATGAGTCAACTGTATGACCACTAATAAATGACGTGGTGTTTGCGCCAGAAGTATTTGTCTGGCTAACTGTTGCTAAATCAATACTGTCTGCGTTAATAACAATTCTTGAAGAAGAAGCAGTTGCGACATCAAGTACATTACCGGTGCTTGTTAAACCAGCACCAGCTGTAAATGTTGCAGTTCCAGTAAACTGAGCGAAGGTTAAAGAATCTGTTCCAAAAACAATTGCATTATTTGTGCCAGTTCCAGTAGTGGTCAATGTAAATCCTTGGCCACCATTATTGGTTCCACCTACTACGTAAACTGAATCACCAGTAGAAACTTGACCAGGAACACTATTATTAGAATCAGTACGACGAGTTAACACAAATGGAGTTGATGCGCTACCTTGTTCAGTAATTGTATATATTCCGTTTTGTGTTGCGTCTGCTTGATTTTTTACTAAAATGCTTTTGCCTGTAGTTTGAGCGGAGCCGTCAACGGTTAATCTTGCGTTAGCATCGCCTGTTAATGTAGCACCTACGCCCAATGTACCATTAGCGTATGTGCTAGCTGGTAAAGCTGCAGCTGTAGCAAACGCTACGGCTTCGTGCCAATTTAAACCAGCAGCTACGGTATCAACATAACCTCTTGTGGCAAGTGATGTCGAAGTAGTGCCTGCGTTTGAAGTGACAACTGAAAGAACGTTCAATGTTCCGTCTACTGCTATATTACCAACGACTGTCCCAGCCGAGTTTTTAAATTCTGCTAATGGAGCGCTTGCTCCAGACGCTGCTTTGATTACGAAAGATTCATCGTATACTGTAATCTCAGGTGCGGTTTCAATTCTTAAGCGGGCCATATTACTCCTAGTGTAAATTCATTAAAATCAACTAGGGATATAGTAATGCAGAAACTTAAAAGTTATTGTGTTATTCTCTTTAAAAATTCTAACATTTTTCCAACATATTTGACTCTGCCAAAGTGGGTCAAATTAATTGTTGGATCTACCCAAATTTTTCCACCCATCTTCTGCCAGTAACGACAGAACCCATAGTCTTCAGACAAGAATCTACCGTCATCATCTACATAAGAGTTAAATAATGCATAAGCATTTTCTGCCTCTGCACCTTGTAGTGCTCCTGTATCATCTTTATATTTAAGCTTTTTATACTTTTTAAACATCTTATCAAACACTTGACGCTTGATAAGCATAAAACCAGTCCCGGCTTCATAACATTCGATTGCTCCGTTATCAATATTTAATTGATTCTCACCTGGCTTTGTCATATGAACTACATATCTGCTGGCATATTCCATGAGGTCTTGAGCTGGCATATCTGCTTGTGCACCTTCTTTTACTTTATCCCAATTAATTTCTTTGATTGGGTAAGACGCAGTCATAACATCTTTATCATGCCACAAAAGTTTTAATATAGCTTCTTTATCAAATTGAAGATCGACATCTATAAATACCATGTGAGTAAAGTCTGGACTGCCCATGAACTTGGCAACAAGGTTATTTCTTGCGCGGTTGATCAAAGAATCAGATATTGTACAGACTGAATACTTTAAACCTATTTCTTTAAAATAGAGACAAGCTTGCAAAAAGCTCATCATAAAAGGTTCGGTTACATGTGAGTCATAACACGGAAGTGCAAAGAATACATTCCATTGTTCGAGTTTTTCTTTAGGAATTGTTATGTTGATTTGTTGTTCTTCTACAGGCATAAAACTAATTATAGCATATGTTTTCTAAAAAAGTCATACGAAAATTAACTATTGAGAAACGCTTTTGCTTCCGATACAGAGTTTGAAAAGGTTGACTTTTGCCCGCCAGTTAAAGAACTATCTAATTTTACTAACATCAATTCTAAATGCTCGTAATTTGCTCTTATTCTAGAATCTCTGATTTCTGATGGTGCTTCTTCCATTAATGAACTCAATGTAGTAACGCTATCGTTTAAAGCCGAGATATCTTGAGCTAATCTTTCTTCTGGGGTTTCATCCATTATTCTCATATTTATTCCTTTGATTCTAATAATTGTTTTAAAGATTGAACTTCTGCTGAAAGGTCTTGTACGGCCTTAACTAATATAGGCACTAGTCTACCATAACTGGCTTCTAGTTTATCGGGGTTAGATCTCATTGTCAGATTTAATATTTCGTGTGCATCTAATTCATCTTCTAGCTCAACAAAATCTTGAGCTAAGAAACCAAGATCTTTTTGACCGGCTTTTCCTCCGTCTCTCATGTTCCATTCAAATGTAACTGGACGAAGTTTATTAATGAAGTCTAAACCATATACAGAATCTTGAATGCCTGTTTTGTCGCGGGCATCGGACAATGCTGTAATGCTTGTAACCTGACAACGTAAGTGAGTTATATCAGAATTACCTAGTGTTATCTGATTACTATCTGTGACTGAAGCTGGGTTAGCCATATAGCCAAGGTAAGTGTTATTTGATCCAGTTGTTGCATTCCAGCCTGCATTTTTTCCTATTCCTGTATTTTTTGAACCAGTATTATTTTCCAGAGCAAAGGCTCCTTGTGCTGTATTTTCAGTGCCTGTGATATTTGCAATTAATGCATTTATACCTTGTGCCACATTATGGTAACCGCTTTGATTATTGTAGAGAGCTTGATAACCTGTTGCTATATTATGAAAACCTGATGTGTTATTATATAGAGCTTCGTAACCTTGAGCTATATTATAACTACCTGACATACTCTTGTAAAGAGCTTTATATCCTGTTGCTATGTTATATGCGCTGGTGTTTGGTGTTGCGTCATAATACTGAGTCCAATTTGGAGAAGCATAAGTTGAATATAACCCAGGTCCTCCGCGCCATTGCCTCATATCCAGCGGCTATATTATTGTGGCCAGTGGTGTTATAGCTTAAAGTTCGGTACCCTATTCCAATATTATGTCCACCCGTGTTTGGCGTTGCATCAGTTAAAACAGGGGAGTTATACTCATTTCTAGTTATGCCATCCCATTTAGAGTATTGAGTATAACCACCGGCCGATGAGCCTATAAAAACGTTAACATAGCCTGTTGTTAAGGTACTACCGGAAAGAGGACCCAAAATAGTATTGTTGTTTCCTGTTGTTAGACTATAGCCAGACGAAGCGCCAAAAATAGTGTTGCTAACAGCTGTTGTAATATTATAGCCAGCGTAACTACCGGAAATAGTGTTGCTACTAGCTGTCGTTAAAGAGTAACCAGCATTTTGGCCTTGAAGAGTATTCTGAGGACCTGTTGTTAAAGAGTAACCAGCATTTTGGCCTTGAAGAGTATTATAAGAACCTGTTGTTAAAGAGTAACCAGCAGAGGAGCCCGTAATGGTATTCTGAGAACCTGTTGTTAAAGAGTAACCAGCAAAAAAGCCCGTAATGGTATTATAAGAACCTGTTGTTGAATTAGAGCCAGCAGAGGCGCCTATGATGGTACTGCCATTACCTGTTGTCATACTAATGCCAGCAGACTGCCCAAAAAAACTATTAAAAGAACCTGTTGTTAACCCCCTACCAGCACTACCAAAAGCTGCATTACTTAAACCTGTTGTTAACTTTGCTAGTGAAGAATACCCAACAGCAATGTTATAATAGCCACCGCTTTGACTTCCTAATGCAAATTTACCTATTGCTACTGAATAATTTGGTGTAGCATCACTGTACAATGCGTAATCGCCTATGGCTATTTCCCCATTTGCCAATACTGCGGAATACATTGCTTGATGACCAATAGCAATTCCACTTGAAGGAGTTGCTCCAGCGTACTCTGGATATGCATGATCGTAGCTTGTTAATAGATTGTGGTAAGCTTCTTCTCCAATGGCAATAGCATTACTTACATTTGTAGCATTTTCTAATGCACCGTTTCCTATGGCGATGTTGTCTGAACCAGTTAGGTTAGATCCTAATGAAAGCCAGCCAATACCAATGTTGTCATTACCTGTAGTATTATTGATTAGTGATCCAGCACCAAGTGCTACGTTATAGCTTCCAGTGGTATTATCGACAAGATTACTATCTCCAATAGCTACGTTATCGACACCTGTAGTATTTGAATATAATGCTCCATAACCTATGGCAGCATTGAAACTACCTGTAGTATTGTTTGCTAAGGCCAAATAGCCTAAACCAACATTCATTTGACCAGAAGCATTTGTGTTTAATACATTATAACCTATAGGTATATTGTATAATTTATTAGCGAATTGTATTCCGGTGTTCTATATTAAAATATTGAATAGCCATTTTAGTCCTTTAAACTGTTAATCTCTCTTTAATAACATTAACATTAGCGTTAGTTGAGCTAGCGTCTGTTATAGTACATCTTAGTCTAACGTAATTGTCATTTATATCTGAGGTAAATGTAACAGGTATTACGGGCGATCCTATTTCCGTTCTTCCATATTGGCTTACCGTCACAGAGCTGCCATTGTGAATTGCTAAACACTTAATAAATGTATATTTACTTCCCTGGGTTACTTGGATAGTGAACTCAGCACTTCTGTATGACAGAGCGCTAAAGCTATCAATTGTTGTTGCGGAATTTGTAGTTACACTCGTAGATGTTATGTCTGAGACATTGCTTGATCCACCAACAATTGTTTTTTTAGTTACGCTAGTTGTAACATTTGTAGACGCTGCGTCAGTTGCAGTTGCTCTTAATCTAACTACCCCATCATTAATATCACTTGATATTGTTATTGGAATTGCCGGTGAACCAATTTCAGTTCTTCCATATTGGCTAGTAAAAACAGTTGATCCATCATGAATGGCTAGACATTTTATTAAAGTATACTTTGTTCCTTGGACTGCCTGAACGGTAAACTCAGCGCTTCTAAAACTAGTTGACGCAAAACTATCTATAGTTGCAATAGCATTTGAAGTAATTGTTGTAGAAGTTATTTGGTCATCATCAACTGAATCATAATTAATAAGACTTGCTTTTTTCCAGCTATTTGGCTCAGTGCACACATATATGTAGTTCGAGTCCCAAGCCATATCCCCAGTTACTCCACTAGAAGTGGATGTGCTTGGAACTACTGTGGATATATCACCAAAAGAAGGAGTATGTTTTTTGCCACCAATTCCAGTAAAAACTGTAACTTTTTTAGAAGAATTTTCTGGTGCAGTTGTAAAATAAACTGTCACCGTGTTTGTTGTTGTAGCTTCCCATCTTGTATCTAGTATTTGGTATGGGCTTTGTGTATTTCTAACTATAATGTTTATATCTCTTGTGCCTAAATTGTGAGTTAAAACAAAACTAGTAGAGCTGCCATCACCAATCAAACTTGAGTATTCATATCCTTCAAGTGGCAAGAACACGGACGCTACAAGAGATCCTGCTTGTGGTGCTTTGCTAAAGTCTAAAGTAAGTTTAT